AAGTTGCTGGAATGCTACTGAATGTAATCGTAGAAGTGCCACCAGCACCCACGGTGACGGTTGCGATGGACTCGAAATCGCCTACATCTTCACCACCTAATGAAGTGATAGCAGCGACAATATTGCCAATCATTAGGAAACTGCACCCACTACGCGCCAAGTGTTTGCTGCTGTCTTGATGCAGACTGCAGCTTTGTTCACTCCAACCTTAGGCTGTGCGCTGGTCGCACCGGCTGATGTGACGGTCGTAGTTCCTGCCGTGACTGCTTGGATGGTGGTATCGGCTGTGCCGGTGTTGAGGATGGTGATGGCCGTACCAATGCCGAAGTTGGTCGTTGCATCGGTTGGGATGCTCACGGTTTTGGCTGAGGCGTTGGACGTAATAACGAGGACTTGGTACTGGTCTGTCGATGCCAGCGTGTAAGTCGTGCCAGACTGGGTGTTGATGGTGTACTGCACCAACTCATTGAACATCGGGGCCGATAAAACGTCTCCCGTGCTTGCGGGCATTCCTGTTACCATCGTTATCTCCTAAAGTCTGGATTGTCCGATTATACCGTAAGTGCTATTGCCGATGATGAACCCGGTCAAAATGGGTTCGCTGGTGGTGAATGTGGTAAGCCAAGAGCGAGGCGTGATCTGGTGCTGAACTCCAAAGATCTGCAAGGTCTTGGTAATGGTCGAGCCACCGGGTTGGTCATTGCTGATTTCTACCGGTGAAAGGAAGTCCAGCCCAAGAGCTGCCTCAATGCCAGCCTGATAGTTAGGCGTGGTGAGATCGAGGGTCATAGCATCGATGCGAATATCCGTCACAGACCGGTTGGCCACATAAGCCTTGGCTAGGTCAAGGGTTGCTGCATCGGTCTCATGTAATAGATCCTGCTTGCTGATGGCGTGAGGGAAGTAGGTGTCTATGCTGTCCTGATCCGTATGGGTCTGGGTAGTACCACCGACTCTGGTGAAGTTAGCAACGTTGAAGATCAACTTATCGTCAAAGGCGAACTTGAGATCTCGGTACGGTATGCCGGTGGTCTGATTGAACACAATCGGTGTGACTGCAAGACTGTCCACCAAGTCGGTGCGCTCACGGAATACCACGTCACCTCGCGCATCCATATACACAGCCCCATACTCGGTGAACTCCACGTCTTGCAGGGCTTGAAGGACGGTGCGCAGCGTTCCGGGATCTGCTTGGACAGTTATATCGCCTGTGTCTAATACTCGCTGACCGCCGGGAAAGCCAATCTGGTCAAGAATCTTGGTAATGCGTGTGCCTGTGGTCTGGCCAGCCGTAGCCCCGGTGACGGTTGTGACGGCTGACTTGTTGAACAGCGTAAAGGCATCGGTGCATTGAATGTCCACATAGCCGAACTCTTCGTTGGTCGGGTAGGTGTAATTGTAACCAAGCGTGTAGCCAGCAAAGAGTGGATAAGTAACTGCGTTGTAAGTACCGGCTATGACCATCTTGCGAAGTGGCTGCAATAGCCCAAAGTAAGGGCTAGATGAGTTCTGAGGATTCCAGTCACCATTGGGATCGATGACTCGCACCGTGGCTGTGCCGGGGTTGAACTTGTCTTGCGTAAGGTCTCGACCACGCCGGATACTGATGCTGAGTGTCTGGCTGGTCAGATCGACTACTTGCGAGGACGTACCACCAGCACCCATAACCCCAAGACCCAATTGGCTGATGCCGATGAGGAATGGAGGGTCAAAGGATGGCCCACTCGTAAAGTCAAATGAGACCGTCAGCTGGATTGGGTAGGTCATATTGCTACGTTGCCTGTTGTCCTATACCAGCCGGAAGTGCTGTAACCAATGGCTGAGTAGTCGATGATGGTGTCCACGATTTTCTTCTTCGTATCGTCCGACAGATCACCAGTTCCGGTGACGTTGATGTTGATTGTCGGGGCTTGGACTGCGCCCCGGCCAAACACATCATCGAGGGTTTCCTGCGTGATGCTTGGAGGAATGAAGCCAGACTGGCCCGGTGGTACTACTGATGGTACTTGCGGCATCTGGCCTGTAATCGTGCCTTGTGGGCTGATAGGGGCAACTGGTACGCCGATTGAACCCATGCCAGCGCGGATACGAGCCAGAGAGTCTTCCCACGCTTGAAACGGATTAGCCAATTTGAGGGCTTGAAGTGATGCCAACTCGCGCTGAGATTGCGCCAACTGATCTGCCAATTTCTCGGCTTTGCTGGCATTCTCGTTTATAAGTGCCTTCTTGAGTTCCAGCCTTAGGATCTCATTGCGATCGAGTGACTCGTTCTTGAGTGCGGCTGCAATGCTGATGCGCTCATCATCAAACATCTTGCCAGCCTCAGCAATTTTCTGCTTTTCAAGATCTACGCTGGTCTTCTTCAGTTTGTTTTGCTTCTCAATTTCCGTGGTAGTGCGCTTTTGAGTGCGGAAATTGCGAGTAGCCAACATGGCCTGCTCTTTGGCATTGGCTCTGGCTATGGCTGCCGCTTTGGCCGACTCGGCTGAGGATTGACGGCCACCCCGCGCCTGAAGAATCTCTAAGTACGATCCGACTACTGGAATGGCTTGAACTAGGTCTCGACCGCTAGGGCCACCGGATACTAGACCGCCTAGGGTTTTGACTTGCTTGATAATGTCGGCGAGACCCAAAGCCACGTTACCGGTGTATGTAGCCATGTCCTCAAAGGTGCTTGCAAGGGCTACTACGCCAGTCTTTTCATCAAGCAGTAATTCAACAGCCTTGACCAACTTTTCGCCAAGGATCTCTTGCGCATCATCGGCAGCCGCACCAAGGATGGCCAACTGTCCGGCATAGGTCTGGGCGGCTCTAGCGGCCTGACCAGAGAATCGTTCGGTTAGGTCGGCCGTGATTTCGTTGAAACTTTTGCTAGTTAGGTCCGCTTTGCTCAAGCCAATGTTCAATCGAGTCAGGCTTGTGTTTGTGCCAAGGTAGGCACGGCTCAATGCTTGGACTACGCTGCCGAGGCTCTTGCCTGTTCCGGCCGATACATCAAGGGCTAGATTCAGCAAGTCTTGGCTGACAATTAGATTTTTGGTGCTGGTCAATAATTGCTGCAACGCCGGACGGAGTTCGCCATCGGTTACGCCAGTCGCATATTGCAAGGTGCGAATATATTCTTCAACCGGGCGCACGTCATAGGCAATGCCTAAGTTTTGCAGGTTGCGAGCCAAAGCCTGAACGGCCTTATCTTCCTCAATAAAGGCTTTGACCGATGCCTTGCTGAATTGGGTAATTTTGCGCACGCTAAGTGCAGCACCCAGAGTAATCCCAAGCCTCTTGAGGCTTTTGTCCAGCATTGATGTTTGTTGTTGTGCCTGCTTGAATCCCTTACCTTGGAATTCAGAAATGATTGGAATTGTAATCGTCATCGGGTTGCCGCCTTGTACTTGGTCGCTGCTGCTTCAATAGCCCTGAGGATGGCATCTCGCGCACGGCCTTGATTGGCTGCAAGGGCTTGGTACATCAAACGGCCACGGCCTTTGCCAACCCTTTCAATCGTGCCAATGTCGGTGTTCAAGGCTTCGATAAATTGACGGCCAGCCTGAGGATTGTTTGATCGACTGCGTGGGTCACCGTAAGGATTCTTTGTGCCAGCAATTTCAACGATTGCACCAATGCGCGACTTGTTGAGCAACGAATAGGCGGCAGTCCAGCCGCTTGTGTTTCCACGCTTCCGGGCAAGGCTATAAGTCAAGCCTCTGCGAATCGTGGATGAGTTATATACCGGGAAGGCATCCTTGCGTCCGGTGCGCGACTTGCGAATTGCCCCGGTGTCGGCTGCGCCAGATAGAAATACTTGAGCCACATCCAACTTGGCATCATTGGTGATGCCTTTGAGGGCCGTTCCAATCTCCTTGTTCATTTCCTTGAATAGGTCAGGGTCAAACTTACGCAAGGCGCGCTTGACTTCATTTACGCCTTGTACCCTTACTGGCACGTTTCACCGCCTTACCCTTTTCATTCAAGTAGGCAAGGATGGCGCGAAACATGCGCTCGTCCATCGCTAGCCATTCGCTCGGTGGGATTCCAGTCTCAACGCTGAGTTGGGCTATCAGGTAGGTGACTGAATCCCGGTCTATTTTGGGAAACTGTCCTCAACTACTTCCACGCTGTCGAGCGTTGCAACGAAGTCCATCCCAAAGGGCTTGACGGTCGTGCCGGATCGTCGAAGGCACTCCCACGCCAGCCAGTAGAGATCGCTCTGTTGCTCACGATCACGAAAGGCCTTATGAAAGCCAATCTTGTGATGTTGCTCGAAAGCAAACTCTACGGCTGGAGTGATTCTGTGTTCAGTTGTACTTCCGTCCGTTAGGACAATTTTGAGGCTCGCCATGTCTTGCTCCTTAGAATGTGCCGCTATCAGCCACGGTGACTGCGCTATTCACGGTGAATGTTACATCCTGAGAGGACAGGTCGCCGGTTGCGCCATTGATAGGGGTCAGGTTATTGACCAGAATGTCGAAGGTGTACAACTTATTGCCGTCTGCAACTGCTGAGCCAGCATCTTGGATCAACTTCACGCCTACGGTTGTGCCGTAGTTGCTGAGAAGTTCATCAAGAATCTCATTGGTCGCTGGATCATTGAGGAATGAGAGCGTAAGGGTTGCGGTCTCAAGACCTTTGACGTATTGACGTGCGGTGTCTCCCATGGCTGTAACTTCGAGTTCCTCGAATGCCATGTTGAGGGTTGCGGCGGTGACGAGATCGCTGAAATCCACAGTATCGA